CAAAATTTGAAAAATTTTGAAAAAGATGAAACTAAAAAGTCATCTAAGTCCGAGACTGAAAATGTCTCGCGATATCACTTAAACAACCTCGCTAATGCACAAAATACATTTAACATCTCCTCACATCAGACTAAGTCTGAAAAAATTTTAGGGCTATTACAACGACCATCAATAGCTATTCAATCTTATCTGACAAACGAATACTCGCTTGTATCATCTGACAAAACAACCGTTGAACACTTTAAAAACAACGGTTTCTTCTGTAAATACAGCGAGACTTTCTTCTCTTCAAATCCCCATTACCCTTTAGAACAATTAAGAGCTTTCTTTGAATACAAGAATGTTAAGGGTAATTTAAGGTACGGTTATGAACCTACAACATTATTTGATGACAACAATTTACCGACTGTCACCACAATAGATTACGTACCTATCAGGCATAATGGTGTTGATAGAACATCACAATTCATAGTTGATGTAGGTGGTTCAACCCGCCTAGTCAATTGTGGATTACCCGTTATACCATTATGGCCACAAAGGGGAGTAGGCGACTTTCAACGCAGAAATAAAAGACAAAATGTCTTAACTACAGTTAACCTTATGAATGCTGCCTATCATGCAGGACATGCTATGTTCCAACCACTACCAATAGTGGATTTTTCTAACAATGATTTCCAAACTTACATTAATTTACCACAAGGAAATCAACATGGAAATAGACATGCCAATGATCAACTTGTTTTCAACTTCACAGATGTATTATATTACATCGATAATGTTGATCTTGCCTTCACTGGATTTCAGGAAGGATTAATAGGTTTTGGTTGTATGCACATTTTCAAAGAACATACAAAAATGGAAAAACAAATGGGACGACCTATTAAACTCGGAGGGAAGATTTATGGTAACGTTAAAATATCTAATGCCGGTGTGGTCAGCATGAACGTTATAGGTAATACATTTACTTACAAACATCAAAAACGTTACAACAAGCTTCTTGAACAAGAAGCTGAACTTATACACACCTACCTTGAGAACGGAGTTAATAAATACATAATTATCGTTAAAATTGAAGGTGTTGATCTTGATGCGACTGAATATATTCGATTTGAATTATTTAAAGTAACTGAAGATGATCTTCCAGGATGCATCAAAGATGAAATTGAATGTCAGAGGATCCGTGCTGCAATATATGAAGAAGTACAGAACGAAGGAATACTTATTAACCAAAAGATTGAAGAAGTTGTTGAGGAAAGATACCAAGAAGCTATTGACGCTAAATATGACGATGAGATCATTTGCTTCGACTCCGATGACGACGATGATCTCCCAAATAAAGAAGAACAATACGCTGTTGGGGTTTTTAATCCTGCTCAAATATTTACTGGACCAGCAATTGAAAATGGCGGGATGATAGCTAGGGATGATGGTTTTACACTACTCAAAGGTGAAACTGTCACTAATTACACTTACGTCGACAACAAAGTTCATGTCACTCAGAAGATCTTCAAAACTAACATGAAAGATAAGAAGTGGTATGAAAGCCGTTACCAATATTTAAAAACACTTAAATCTGATACACTTATTGGTAAAGCTTATCTTGATACACTCTATTTATCAAAAGTAATTAGAGCCTGTCTTGTTTCTTCAACATTTGACAGAGCTTCCATTGTGGATATTTTCAAACTCTTTAGCATGACTTACTCACAAATTAATCCTATTCATGTTATACCAATCATCCACAAAATACTTCAAGACATTCTCACACTTGAGAATGCTATTGATACACTAGCTAATTCAGAATTGGTTGAAGCTATTAATGCCTTCAGGTTAGGCAATGTAGCTATTGAAGGACCAGGAATGTTCTCACAAATGTTCCTGTACATCTATAACCATGTACGATCACCAATTCGGTATCTTTTCGGGTTTTATGACGAGTACGAAATGAACAAGACGACTGGTAAAACGGTCTCTTCCCTCTTGGGTTAGGAATGCGACCTCGTACTTAAAACCCTCAGCCACTCTGTTAATACTCTTAATAAACCGACACTTCGCCGTGACGATATCTACGTCAAACCAATGTGTCAAGGTAAATTAATGGACAAAGAGTTGGCTTTCCCGTTAAGTAATAGCAAATACTACTCTGAAAATTTATTCAGTATATTCAACGACGATGAAATTAAATCATTATATACTGAAATGAAAGTGCATTTTGATGAAGAAAACAAAGACGAGTGTCAGGAAAAATTGCGTAATAAAATTAAAGAAAAACCGCATAAATTCAAAAACTGGATATCGGCACTTGACTACCACACTATGCATATTGCAAAGAAGACTGAAAATGGATTTAAAATAGAAGAATTTAATACTAAAACAGTCGCTTGCACCTGTAAGGCAGAAACAAAAGAATCATTAAGGAAAATTCTACCTACAGGGCATAACACCAAACCTGTGATAATATATTCAAATTGTAAACGGTGTTGTGCGTGTGCATTAAAACGTCAGCTTAAACGTACTGCTCCACCAGAACGGAAAGTATTACGTGAGTTTATAACCTTTGCCAAAAATATGGTAGATGAATACCTAACAGATTATCTTAAAGATTTTGATTATTCATTCTCTGCTTGGTATAATCATCTAACTCACGATAAACAGCTTAAAATGGATGCAGTTATAGAAAAGAAAGACAACACGACTTTTATGAAAGACCAGTCTTATACTCTTTTCTGTAAAGCTGAAAAACAGGAACTTGGCGGAAAGAATCGCGCCATTGCTGGAATTGATGATTGTAGCAAATACATTATGGGACCTGTTTGCTGGGAGCTTGAAACAATTTTTGCAAAGAAATTCCCAGGATATTGTGGTGGTAAAAATTGGGAGGAATTAGAAGAATTCTACAATCGTATGGAAGCCGAAGGCTTTGTCTATACGATACAAACTGATGGAAGTGCTTTCGATTTAGCACAACACTACCTCCTTAAAGAGATTGATCGTTATATCTACAACATGATTGCTGATAAAGTACACCATGTAGATATAAATCTGTTTTTGTATACAGCAAATCTTAGATATAGGAAATTGATTGCAAAATACTATGATGAAAAACAGATTAAAACACTAGACACATGGATGATTGATGGAACAGTACTCAGTGGATCTAGTGATACTACACTAATGAATACATTACGACAATCTTTATATATGCACTTCACTTTACAGAAAGCTGGACTACGATATGGAATTGATTACTATGTCCTATGTAAAGGTGATGATGCAGTTATCTTCGTCAAAGAATTACGTGATTATGAATCAATATTTTATAAATATTGGCAGAAACCAATCAAAGACCCGATTAATCACGTATACACGCCACACGGTATCGGACAAATTGCTAAATTCATTAAGATTGGAAGTATAGCTTCTATCGATTTTTGCAGTACATCAACGATCCGGTACATTGATACTAATGGACTAGTCAAATATAAAATTATAAGGAAAATTGACAGGCTAGATCCATTTACACACTACTCACGAGCAGCTACACGTTTTAACAATGCTGAATTGAAACAATACATGAATGATGTAGCAGATAGTATCAATGCGTTTGCACCAAATATACCTATATTCACTCATTACAGAGATGCTTTAAAAATACACGCAAGTAAAATCAATATAGGTAAATCTAAAATTCGACTATCAATGTTAACAGATAAAAGAAAACGACTACCATTTGACAACCATTTAAGTCGTGCTTCGATTGAATATGATATTCGAATTAGAGGTATGCCATCGCGCTACAATAATTATGGACGTGATTACATTATGGCATATATGGAGAAACAATCTAAAGTGATTGTTCCAGAGCAGTATTCTTACCAGTTTTTCTTAGAAAAATACGGAGTATCAAAACTGGTAATTGACGAATGGGGAAGAAAACTCCTATCTAATTTCAACAGCTTCTTTTATGATGATCTGGCTGGAAGTATGGAGGAATATGCGGGTTTCTGTTAAGTGATATCCTTCTGTCTTGTTGTGGCCTGCCCCACATTGTAACCACTTCAATAACCATTTAATAAATAAAAATTTAAAAATAATGGCCTGAAGTTAGAAAATACCGACCGGGATACCGGGTTAGTTACATGTGAATTTGGGTTAACTATATTGTAACTGCAAACAAGGTTTGCAATGTAAATATAGCTGGAGTCAACAAAACAGTTGTGACTTAAAGGGGGAGAGCGACCCTGTCTCTGGACACAACGCC